ACAGTATTTTTCAAGGTGATCCCATTAAATTTGTAAGTGCCCCAGGCCTTGCTGTCATGGCAGGAACAATCGCACCACAAAAGTTATCAGCTCCAACAAATGGAACACAGGTACAAGCTGTTGCAACAGCAGACGCAGACGCTTTCCTTGGGGTGTTTATAAGCTGCGCTTATACTGATGCAAATACCGGTATACTTGTTGAATCTGATTACTGGCCGGGTGGTAGAGCGGTAAAAGCCGGATCGCCTATTATTGCATATGTCAATGATGATCCAATGGCGGTATTCAGAGTTCAAGTATCAAGCTCTATCGCAAACGCTGATGCTTCGATAGTGTTTTTAAATACCCAGGTTGGTCTAAATAGTAGTTTATCGGTAGCAGGAATAACTTTTACTTCAGATATTGCTATCGCCGGTGGTCAAAATCCACGCACGGGTAGTAATATATACGGCTCTGTTTACTATCTTGACGGCTCGAGCATTGCAAATACCAATACTCTAGACGTAAAAATTATCGGTATTGATCCGGTCATTACAGGCAACGCAAATCCTACAGGATTAGTCCCGGGGGTAAACATGCCGTTTACTAATCTACTAGTTAAGTTTAACAAGCATATATACGGCTCAAGCGGCGTAGCAGGTCCAACAGCAGGAGCATAGGAGTATAAGATTATGTCCATAATAACAAGCGGCAATATGCCGGCTCTTTTAAAGGAAGGATTATATCTACCCAAAAAGAAGAAGAAAAAACCTGTTATAAGGCAGGGTCAGTAAAGAAAACTAAAAATAAAGGTAAATAATTATGTCTATTATAACAACCGGTGATATTCCAAGTCTGCTTTGGCCGGGACTTGCCGAGGTCAAATCCCAATATACTCGCTTTAAAGGGGAATATGCCAAAATCTACGAACAATCTAATTCCGTAAAACATACGGAAAGAATGGTTGATATTAGAGGAACCGGATACGCTCTTGAGAAAAGCCAAGGAGCACCGATTAGCATGGATACGATGGGGGAGCGGTTTATCTATGAGTTTATCCATCGTGAGTTTGCTCTCGGCTTCCAGATTACTAATATTGCCATGGAAGACGATCTTTATGCCGATCAGTTTTTTAACGGCACAAGATCACTTACTACTTCCTATGAACAAACCAGAGAAGTAGTAGCGATGAATCCGTTTAACCAGGCATTTAACGTAGCAGCAACTCTAGCTAACGGGCAACCTCTTTGCTCCGGTTCTCAGCCTTACGACGGCGGTGTTTATTCCAACCGCGTCGGATCATATAACGGCGTTAATGTTAACGTTGACTTTAGCGAAGCAGGAGTTGAGCAGGCAGTAATCCTTGCCGGTAAAATGAAAGATCAGGCAGGACTGCTAATCAATGCTCAAATTGATAGATTGTTACTTCCGCAAGATTTAATGTTCTCAGGTTGCAGGTTACTTGAATCTGTATTTAGAACAGGAACGGCTAATAACGATATAAATGCAATTTATAACATGAAAGCTATTCCAAACGGTTATGAAGTAAGCCACTTCTTAACTAGCCCTAGCAACTGGTTTGGATTAACTAACGTTAAAGGTACTCGTAAGCATTTCGTAAGACGACCGCTTAAAATTAACGTAACAACCGATGCAACAACCGAGACTATGTCGGTACTGGCATCGGGTCGTTATTCTTTTGGTATGTTTACGCCTCTTGGCGTAATAGGAGCAACAGGATCGGCGGCCTAAAATAATATATGATAGAGGAATTTAAAACATTACTTGCAGAGGCAGAAGCACAGCATAATAAGCTTGTTGTGCTTCATATAGCAAATTCTTATCCTATCCAATTATAAAGGGAAAATTAAAAATGCCGGCGACTAGTAGAAGTTATAGCTTTAGCAACATAAAAGGAGAGCTGATTATCAGAAAAGCTTATGAGTTAATCGGCATGCCGCTTAGCATGGTTACTGCCGAGCAATATAATTCGGCACTTAATATTATCAATTTTATTTTAAGTGATTGGACTAATTCTAACGTCAACTTATGGACATTAAAACTAGAACCTGTGTTTTTAACTCCGGGACAAGCATCCTATCCTTTGCCAGGCAATATACAGAAAATATTTCAGGTATTCTTGCGAGGCAACGTAAGACAATTAAATGGAACACCGCAATCAAATACGGCAAATACTTATGATGGAAACGGCGGAGGAATTGCTGCTTATGCTTTTGACGGTAATCCGGCAACAAGATGTAGGCAAGAGGTTCAAGACGGCAATATTTCTTATGATTATGGAGCGGGAGTTACAAAGCAGATCAGCATTATCGGCATCCAAAGTTATGTTTCTAATCGTCCATATAGCTTAGTTTTAGAAGCCTCACAAGATACGATAAATTGGTTTACCGTTTTTACTTGTCCTACCCTTTATCCATATAAAGCCCACGTGATTTCATGGTTTTATGTACCTGATCCAATTTATGCAAGAGCATATAGAATTAAAGAAACAGGGGGATACACACTTGATATTGAAGAACTTTATTTTAATAGTATAAGCCAGGATACCATCATGAGTGAGGTATCCAGATATGAATATCTATCTTATCCAAATAAATCGCAAATCGGTAGACCTACTATTTACTATGTTGACTACCAGCGGACTCCATCCCTCTACATTTGGCAGACTGCTGCTCCAATGTATAATTTAATAATGTATAGCGGTCAAAGCAGTATAGAAACTCTAGAAAGTTACACGCAAGGTATTGATATTCCCTCGTATTTTTATATGCCTCTTATTTACGGCGTGGCCGAAATGCTGGCAGAGCAATATGCTCCTGAAAAAACTGAAGGCTTAAGAGCTAAATATCAAGAGAGTATGACTAATGCCGTAATTAATAATACAACGGAAGTACCGCTGACTCTGGAGGTATACGGTGATTAATCTTAAGAGATATAAGGTCAATGCAGGACGAGGAAGGTTTGTTAGAAAAAATAGTATTGAGCCTGTAGGGGTGTGTGATTATTCGGGATTCCTATTTAGTAAATCCGATTTAGTTAAGCAGTATGAATACCGAGGAAACGATCTAGTCTGGACGGGGGCTATGGTTGGCCGTCCTTTTGTAGATGAGCCAAACGAGCAGAATAGACCGCCGCAAATAAAAGGCGATCCGAAAGTGGTACGAGATCCAAGACCTGAAGGTATTATGACGCCGCAAGGTCCTGAAGCAATCGGTAATAGTTCGCCTATTATTTTAGAAGATATCAACTTTACAAGTGATGATATCCCCCCTGTTTTACCTGATTTTGCCGGTCAGAGTGTTAGTAACATGGACGCACGAGAGCGTTTAGAATCGTTGCACCAAATTAAGTTCTAAAGTAATGGCTAATAATTTTAATCCCGGTTTTGATAGAGAGAAAGCAGCTTTTATAGCGTTAGCTAATAGAGGTGAAGGCCTCACTCCAATTAATTATTTATATGCAAATGAAGCTAGTTTTGAAAGTATTTTGTCTCCTGTTATTACCGGCGGTACTGCTGAGCTTTATACAATATATGCAACCGGCATTAACTCTGCCAATATTACTAATACTGAAGATATTATTACTAATAGGTTAAAGTGGAGTAATCCTTCTAATGATTATTATGTTGGCTTTACTGCCGGTAATCTAACCGGGAACACCATCTGGAGATTACCGCTGCATGATGGAACTGACGGGCAGGTCATAGCAACAAACGGCAGCGGTACTCTATCGTTTATCGATATTACAAGCAAGGCAGCTCCAAGTGATGCTACTTACATAATCAGGACACCAAATACTAATTTACCTGAAGCACAGGTTTTAGAAGAACTTGGTACAGGAATGGCCAAGATTGTTGCTGATGGTGCTTTCGCTATTGCTATCGCCGGTGAGGATTATGCAACTGCCGAGCAATTAGAAGAAATAAAGCAACAATGCCAGGAGTACGCAGAGCAAGCTGCTACTTCAGCTGAAGAAGCAGAATCTGCAGCAGGCGAGGCGGCAACGAGTGCGGGTAAAGCCGCCGCTTCAGCTACAGAGGCTACGGGAGCAGCAGCAGAAGCAACAGCAGCTGCCGGCGAAGCTAGTGTTTCAGCAGGGGCGGCAGGAATATCGGCAGGAGCAGCGGCTGCTTCAGCACTTGCTGCCGGGCTTTCAGCAGGTAGTGCCTCAAGTTCGGCGTCCGATGCTAGCGATTCAGCAAGCAGTGCAAGCGGCTCGGCAACTAATGCGGCAAATAGCGCAACTGCGGCTCAAGACTACTTAAATACTCTTTTAAATACCGGATTAACCCTGCAAGGAGATGTAACCGGTAGCGGGTTATTAAGTACGCCGATTGTGACGGTCTTTACACCCAATCCCGTATTTACGGGTAAAAAATCGATGACTATACCGGTCGGCAATAACCTGGATCGACCTGATACTTTAACTCCGGGAATGATGAGGTTTAATACTTCGCTTTAATTTATGGTAAAATTGTAAATGATCACAAGAGGTTTAAAATGGAAACAAAATTCAATATTAATAAAAAAGAAACAGAAGCATCTACAAAATTAACAGCACCGCTACCGACACCTAGCGGTAAACCGGAAATTACCGACGGGACAAGCTGGTTTACCCTGGCTACTGAAAACTGGGTTTTAAACACTATAACAAATATCCCTCCTACTCTTGTAGCAACAACGACTAACTTAACGGCTACTTATGATAACGGCATAAGCGGAGTAGGAGCTACTTTAACTAACTCAGGAACGCAAACCGCACTCGTTATTGATGGAGTTACTTTAGCTGCAGGTAACAGGGTTCTAGTTAAAGATCAAACGGATAGCATCCAAAACGGAATATATACTGTTACCGATATCGGCTCTACTACCGAAAACTGGCTACTAACTAGAAGCCTGGATTTTGATTCCCCTTCTCAAATGATTAGAGGAGAAGTTATTGACGTAATTAGCGGGACGGTTAACAGCGTAACTGCCTGGATGCTAACCTCAATTGTTACAACTATCGGGACGGACGGCATTATCTTTGCCAAGCTATCACAAAATGGGATTACGGGAGCTCAAGGTAGCGTCGATCAAATCGTTGTTACGGTTGATAATAACATAGCAACCATAAGTATTGCCCCTAACCCTATTATTCCGGGTAATGCCGGTATTACTATTCCCGGGGGAACAACTGCGCAGCGTCCTGCAACCTTGGTCGCGGGGACTATTAGATTCAATACGGAAATTTAAAATGAAAAAAACAAAACATGCTAAATCAGCTCCCAAATCACCGGAAACTCAAGCCTCCAGGCTTGAGTTTTATGACGGTTTAACATGGCAAATACTGGCAGACAAAGACTACGTAGATAATAAATCTTTGCAAACATGCTGGGATTTATTAAACGATAATACGGAGATAATATGGCAACCACTGTAATTGTCGGAGGAATAAAGCCGGATTTAAAAATTCTAGGAGATACGCAGAAGTTCTTGTTTGAGCAACCAAACGGTTCTTTTAGACTGGAAAATGCTACAACACCGCTAGATTCTAATCCTATTAACCTTAATCTGGATTTTCTAAATATTGAGGAAAAAGGATATAGAGTTGGATTTTATTCTGATTCTACCAACACTAGCGGGATGTTTCATTTAAGTTCTCTGCAATATCAGCAAAGTCAGCAAAACTCTGCTATTGTCGGCAATAAGTTAATGACTTTTAATGAAAACGGTTCAGACCAATTTTTATTCTATAAAAACCTGGATGTTAACGGCAATAAAATTATTAATGTTCCGAGTCCCGTAAATAATACTGACGGTTCTAATAAAGCTTATGTCGATAGTAAGGTCTTTGACATTAATACGAATACTAGCGGTCAATTAAATATCAACCGTTTAAACGGCTATCCTGCAAATAGCTCCTTATTTTTAAACGGCAACGGTACTTGGGAAAATCCCCGTCAGTTTACCACCAATGCATCAAATGTTACTAATGCCGGCGGTTTTATTGTCAATAATACTAATCCGGCAGCTGTAGCTGCAGGGCTTATCGTGCAAAACAACGGCACTATTAATGCAGAGTTCGGCTTTAATAATAGTACTAATGAAGCATATGCCTGGGCAACCGGAACTGCCGCGTTAAAATTCGGTACTGCCGGTGTCAAACGGATGGATATTGCCGGTAATAGCGGTAAAACTTCATTTTATGACCCTTCTTATAATTGCTATATTCGCCCTGCTAGTAATTATTTGGATATGAGAGGACTAAACGTCTATAACTCAATCACCTCAACCATTATAGAGACTAATGCCGGCAGTGAGACCTCCTCTATTGTCATGAACGGCGATTTTATGCAGTTTATCAATCCAATGGATACCCTTGGATTTATTTTTACCGATGAAGATAACTCAAGCATGACCAGTTATGTAGCCTATATCAATAGCTCCGGACAAATCGTACCTTGCTCTAAAGACAAAAAACATAGCATACGTAAGAAAGAACACAAAGATTATCTGCAAAGATTAAATAAGCTTAATATTTACTCCTATGGCTTAAAATATCAAATCAATAACAGTGATTCCGCTAAAAAAAGAATGCGGAAACAGCTTAAAATGAATGAATTGCAAATAGGAGTCATAGCCGAAGAAGTAGCAGAGATTTTTGATAATGCTACTAACCTATATAAACCGCTGGATTTATCAAAAAAAGAAAAACCGGCTCATATACCTTCGCTAGGTGTTAATTATAACACTATTCTTTGCTACGCCATTTTAGCCATTCAGGAGTTAACCGGGAAAGTAGATATTCTGGAACAGAAATTGAAAGGTTTATAACAATTTATTAATAATAATTAGGAGAATTAAAATGAATACAGCTTTAAAAGATATAAGTACCAACTTAAATGACTTAAAGTTAATTACCAGTACCCAAGTCGATCTATCCTATTTTAACAGCCTTGTAAGTAGCGTCTTTGATGATCCGATTATATATGCGAGTATACAATCGGATGTCCAGTTCATTAATCAGATTGGAGGACAGCTTTTTAATTATTTTACCGCTTCTGATCCAAATACTCAAAAAATATGGTATGTAGCATTAAAATCAGGTTTAAATCAGTCAATTAATGATGCTAATGATCTAATTAGTAAGATCCCGCAAGATGCCCCAAAAGGAGCTGATTTAACCACAGTTTTAAATATATTTATCGCGGACTGTCAGGCTATCGGTAAAATCATACCGCTTAATCAGCATGAGGTAGCAGGCGTCGCACCGGAAGAATTGAATTAATTAACAGAAATTAAAAGATAAATATGAATTTTGTAAATTACTCTACGGCATTATTTCCTAATTTGACTTACAATCAGCAGGTAATCCTGCAATCAACGACTAATACTATATATGTTGATTCAATAACTCTCTGTAATACAAGTAGTAATGATATTCGGATTAATTTAATCAAAAAAATTGTAGGTAGCGATTCAAGTACTAACCAAAGTTTTTTAGTAAAAAACCTTGAATTACAAGCACCCGTAAACGGCAAACCCTCTAGCACAAGCACGGTTAATTTGGTATCATTATTTGGATTACAAATTTTTTTGCCTGTTAGTATCGTAAGCGGGGTAACTTATACTAGTTCGCTCATTATTTATTCAGGCGGAATTAATCAGAATTACGATTGCTCTGTTGATTATAGTGTATTTGTAGAAACTCTAATAACACCTTAAAAAAATGAAAGATAGATATATTAACGACCTTCTAGCTAAACAAGCTTACATCTCAGATAATTTGGCTCGCAAAGACCCATTTGACAAGGCTATTAGAAAGGCTGTCGAATCTGCTAAAAAATCTATAAAAATGGATGAGGATCAGGAAGATAAGGCACTTCGTAATAGCCTTTTAACTTGGTCTGAGGAAATGCACAAAATGCCGAGAACAAAAGGATTATTGGCTAATTTTGCTCAAGCCGGTAGAGCATTGCTACCTGCATTAAAAACTCATGATATTTATGAAGATGCTGCCGAGGAAGAAAATTTAAAAATGCTACAACATGCACAACAAAAGAAGGCAGCAGAGGAGGCAAAAGCAGCTCAGTTAGAAGCAGCAGCTTACCAAAGAGAAATGGCAGATAAACAATTAGCTCACCAAGGGGCTATGCTAGAAGAACAGAAGAGATATCACAATCAGTCTTTATTTGCTAAGCTTGCAAAAGCCGCGCAGAAAAAAGAAGGTGAGTTTAAAGAATACGAAGGAAAAACTTATAGAACTTTGAATAAAGCTGACCAAAGTAAAGCTGGAGATGCTAAGGCTATTGCTAATGCTGCAGCTATAAAAGATCAAGATATGAATAAAAGTTTTGAAGATTTAGAGAAACTTGGAAAAGAGAATTGGTTTCATCCTTTGGGGAGAGGTTCTAGCATTATTAACCCTATAAAAGATACTATAGGTAATGTATTTGGGGTAGAAGATCTTCAAAAAGAAACAGCTTTAAGAAATTTGTTTATTGCCGAGCTTGGACAATTAAGAACCATAGCCGAAAGATTGAACACCGGTACTAACGGTATAACTCAAGGAATGTATGATCGATTATCTCCATATTTTGCCGATCCTAAGAATGATAGTCTTCCGACTTTAAAAATGAAAATAGATCATCTTTCAAAAGAAATTCAAGACATACAAAAAGCAGCGACTATAAAACATGAGCAAGGAATTCATTTTGATGTCGGTGATTTAGAGACACCAACTATAGAATCAGATTTTGTTTTGATGCTTGACCCAAAAACAGGTAAAAAAGATTCTATTCATAAAAGCTGGGTGCAGGATGCTATAAATAATGACGGTCTGCAGGTAGTAAATGAGTAAATTTGATAAATATAAAACTCCTAAAAATATAGATACGCATTATGCTTCTGATGAAAGAAGTAGTGTATTTGATAAATATCGCAGTCCCAAATCCATACCTAAAGAAGTATCGCAAGAAAAGGATAGATGGTGGGGAGAAAAAGCAGCATTAAAAGGAGCAATGGATTTAGTTGATGCTCCGACTAATTTAGCTAACTTAGGAGAAACTGGTATTAAAACCTATTTAAATAAAACCGGCAATATGTTAAGGAAAGCTGCCGGCAGAGAAGCAGTATCATATAATAATCCTAATTTCTTCAGTGAAGAAAACATGCCGAGAATATCTACTCATATAAAATCATTTGCCAAAAACAAAGGTATTGATTTAGAACCTAGATATAATACAAATTCAGAGCAATTTGTCGGCCAGTTAATAGGAAATGCTACAAGCGGTGGATTATTTGGAAAATTAAGCCAAGGAGCAAAAGCCTTAGAAGGAGCAAAAACAGCTGTTAAATTAGATTTAGGAAGTAAAGCTTTACAACAGAGCGGACTTGATCCTTTATATGCAGATATAGCAGTTAATCTCTCACCAAACGTTGCAAGTAAAGCAGCAAATATAATAAAACATCCCAAAGAAAAGATATATTACCCTTTAGGCAGAAAAATTTTAGGATTAACTCCTGATAAATTAGATAGTAAGGCATTAAAAGCCGCAAGAGATTTAGGCATAGATTTACCAGCTGCGGCAGTTACCGATTCCAATTTAACGGGTCTTGCCGATCAATGGCTACAAAAAACTCCTGTTTTGGGTCATAAATTAAAAAATAAATATATTACTACTCAAGAACAGACAAAAAGAGCTTTAGAAGATATTTTTAACAAAACCGGCCCGTCAAGAACACCGGAAATAGAAGCTCAGATTGCGGGTTTATATGATAGAGCCGAAAAATCACTACCTGTTGATGCAAAGGTATTACCGGCTAATCTTAAAAAGGCAATTGATGATATTAAAATCAATACGGCTATTCTTTCCCCTGATGAAAAAAGTCTTTTACAATCACTTGAAACTATTAAAAATGAGATAGAACCGGCATCAAAAATAATAAGTCAGTACGGACCTATAAAGTTACCGCTACAAGCGTATGACGTTAATAAACTCGTTGGAACTAAAAAGAGCCTAAATTCAATTATAAAATGGGACACAGACGCAGGAGTTAAAAAGCAGCTTAAAAACATACAAAAAGCAATTTCACGGGATATCCAACAGTACGGCAAGAGTAACCCGGAGTGGTATCAGACTTTTAAAGATGCCGATAAATTATACGGCAATGTGGCAAAAAGAGAAAAACTAGAAAATATACTCGGCCATAAAGGAACAAACTGGACTTTTGAAGATTTAAAATATAATGCACTTGCCAAGGCAATAAATGATCCTAAAAATTTTAAGATTATAAAGAAACAACTTAGTTCTGAAGCTAATGAGCAAGTACAAAAATTAGGCACTGTTGCTAAAGCTATGGCATTAA